TTTGGCAAAAGGAGAAATTGGAGTTATCTTAGCACCTACAGGTGTTGGTAAAACAACTATCCTAACAAAGATTGCAAACACAGCATTCAATCTTGGATATAATGTTCTTCAAATCTTTTTTGAGGACAACCCAAAGATTGTACAACGTAAACACTTCACACTTTGGACGGGTATTGAACCAGACAACTTGGTACAACACAAAGAAGAAGTCATGGCAAAAATCACTGAAATTAAAGAAACGATGAAGAACGAGTTAATCTTAAAAAAACTCCCTTCAGATTCAATGACAATGAACCAAATTAAAAACCAAATCAGAAAGATGATTGCTGATGGTACAAAGATTGACTTGGTTCTTTTGGATTACATTGATTGTGTCGTTCCTGAAAGTTCAAGTAAAGATGAATGGAAAGCTGAGGGTTCAGTAATGAGAGGTTTTGAGGCAATGTGTCACGAACTATCATTAGTTGGATGGACAGCAACACAGGGTAACAGAAGCTCTATATCTTCTGAGGTTGTTACCACCGACCAGATGGGTGGTTCTATTAAGAAAGCACAAGTTGGACACGTTATCATTTCCGTGGCTAAAACTTTACAACAAAAAGAAATGAACTTAGCAACTATTGCGATTACCAAATCACGTATTGGTAAAGATGGGGTAGTGTTTGAGAACTGTAAGTTCAACAACGAACTACTTGAAATCGATACAGAGTCATCTGTAACGTTCTTAGGTTTTGAAGAACAACAAGAGGAAAGAAAAAGAGACAGAGTTAAAGAACTTTTGGAAAAGAGAAAACAAAGAGAACAAGAACAAAAATCGTAAAAAAAACAAAAAAACAATTATGGAAAAAATATTAATGGAGAACCCTAATAGGTTTGTTATCTTCCCAATCCAGCACAACGACATTTGGGAGTACTACAAAATGCACCAAGCGGCTTTTTGGACAGCGGAAGAAATTGATTTGACAAATGACATCAGAGATTGGAATAATCTTTCAGAGAACGAACAATATTTTATCAAGAATATTTTATCATTCTTTGCGGCATCTGATGGTATTGTTAATGAAAACTTGGCTGAAAATTTTTATCGTGAAGTACAATACCCTGAAGCGAAGTTCTTCTATGGTATGCAATTGGCGATGGAAAACATTCACAGTTTGATGTATTCACTTCTTATCGACACTTATATCTCAAGTGAGGAAGAAAAGAATTTATGTTTCACTGCATTGGACAACTTACCCGCAGTTCAAAAGAAAGCTAAATGGGCTTTGGATTGGATTGAAAATGCATCGTTCCAAGAAAGATTGGTTGCGTTTGCGGCGGTTGAAGGTATCTTCTTCTCAGGTTCATTCTGTTCAATCTTCTGGTTGAAATCAAGAGGTATTATGCAAGGTTTATGTAATGCTAATTCTCTAATCTTTAAAGATGAGAACTTACACTGTGACTTCGCAATTCACTTATTAAACAATCACGTTGAAAATAAACCAAGTGAAAAAAGAATCAGAGAAATTTTATTATCTGCATTGGAAATCGAAAAAGAATTCATCACTGAGTCATTACCAGTTTCTTTAATTGGTATGAATTCAAATCTGATGAAACAATATCTTGAGTTTGTTGTTGACGGATTGTTACTTAAATTTGGTTGTAAAAAAGAATTCAATGTTGAACAACCATTCAAATTCATGGAACAAATTGCGGTTGAGACAAAAGGAAATTTCTTCGAGTCAAGAACTGTTGAGTATCAAAAAGCAAAATTAAATGAAACTATTTCCTTCGAGGAAGATTTCTAATTCTAAAACAATATGATGTCATTAAAAATTAAAAAAAGAAATGGTGAGGATGTATCATTTAATCCTCAGAAAATTTATAATCGAGTTAAACGTGCAGCTAAAGGGTTGAACGTAAACTCAGATGAGATATTCATTAAGGTTATCACATCGGTACCAACTGAAGGACTTATCACAACTAAAGAGTTGGATAAGTTGGTTTACGAAATTGCTGCGGCTTATACTGGTAGTCACCACGACTATTCAAGATTGGCTTCATCAGTTGCAATATCTTCATACCACAAAGAAACTAATGATAGTTTTTGTGAGACTATCATGGAATTACACTCAACAGGTGTAATCAATGATAAGTTAGTTGAAATCATGAATGAGTATGGTCACGACAAAATCGACGCGGTAATCAATCACGAGAATGATTACAACTTTGATTACTTCGCTTGGCGTTCATTACAAGAAATGTACTTGTTAAAAACACCTGAAGGTAAAGTAGTTGAAAGACCACAACACATGTATATGAGAGTTGCATTGTGGGTGACAAAATCATTTGAACAAGCTGTGGAATATTACCACTCATTGTCTAATCAACTTATTTCACCAGCAACACCAATCATTATCAACTCAGGAACCAAAGTTCCTCAGTTGGCTTCTTGTGTATTACATTACAACAATGCAGATTCACGTAATGGTTTGTTACATACCTTGAATGATATTTCAACTTATTCTTCAGACGCGGCAGGTATTGGTTTATCAATGTCTAACATCAGAAGTAAAGAAAGTCGTATCAATTCATCAGGTGGATTTGCAGGTGGTTTATTGAAATATTTGAAAATCGTTAATGAGTCTTTGAGATTCTTTAACCAACAAGGAAGACGACCTGGTAGTGCTGCTATCTACATCGAACCATGGCACAAAGATGTTATGGACTTATTGGATATTAAAAAGAACACAGGTGCTGAAGAATTAAGAGCAAGAGATTTGTTCACGGCTCTTTGGATTCCTGACAACTTCATGAAAGCGGTTAAGGAAAGTTCTGATTGGTATTTGTTCTGTCCTAACGACATCGTTAAAGCGGGTATTAAACCACTTCAAGAATGTTATGGTGATGAGTATGAAGCGAATTACAACAAAGCGGTTGAGTTAGGTCTTGGTAAAAAAGTTAAAGCTCAAGATGTTTGGACTAAGATTATTGAATCACAAGTTGAAACTGGTGTTCCTTACTTATGTTCTAAAGATAACGCTAACAAGAAAACAAACCACCAAAACATTGGTGTGATTAAACAATCAAACCTTTGTAATGAGATTTACCAATACACTGACGAGGAGACTACAGCAATCTGTACATTATCTTCAATGGTATTGAAAAACTTTATTGAGAAAGGTGAGTTTAATTTTGACTTACTTTATAGTGAAGTTAGAAAAGTTGTTAGAGCTCTTAACAAAGTTATCGACATCAACAGTTATTCAACTGAAAAGGGTAGAAAAGGTGGATTGGACCAAAGAGCAATCGCTATTGGTACTCAAGGATTGGCTGACGTATTCTATTTAATGGATTACATCTTTACATCTGAAGAAGCTAAGAAATTGAATAAAATGATTTTTGAAACAATCTATTTCGCGGCGATTACTGAAAGTATGGAGTTGTGTAAATCAGGTGAATACAAACCTTACGCTCACTTTGAAGGTTCACCAATGTCAAAAGGTATTTTCCAATTTGATATGTGGGAATTAGATTATGAAGGATTAGGTGGTTTATGGGATTGGGATAGTCTTAAATTAGAAGTATCTAATCATGGAGTATGTAACTCATTATTCACGGCTCAGATGCCTGTGGCGTCTTCAGCTAAGATTACAGGTTCATATGAAATGACAGAACCAGCACATTCAGCAATCTTTAACAGACGAGTTGTTGGTGGTGAAATCATGATTGTAAACAAATACTTGATTAACGACTTTGAGAAATTGGGTATTTGGAGTGAAGACTTGAAAAACGAAATCATTTTAAATGAAGGTTCAGTTCAGAACATTAACTTCAATAATCACCTTGACACTGAGGATAAAAACTATACCAAGAAAGTTAAACGTATTGAACACTTGATTAGTAAGTACAAAACAATTTGGGAGATTTCACAGAGAGAATTGATTAACATGGCGGCAGATAGAGCACCATTTATCGACCAATCACAATCAATGAACATCTACATGGCTAACCCAACGTTGTCTAAGA